TTGCGCCGCTCGGATGTTCATATTCAGCATTTAACAAGACATCTAAACCAGTCCATACCTCCCCCTGATTAGGGTCGCCATAAATAATATTGTGATCTATTAAATACATATTCTCTGCTAAACCCGACGGGTCGGGGGCATATCCCCAACAACTAACTTCTAATCTCGAAGTAGCCGAACCCATACCACCTTGAACATCAACCCCTAAACAAAGACATACAACAGGTTCGGGAATAGTGCCCGGTAAATAATCACTTCTCGTATCCATCAACGCCTCAGCGTTTAACTTCGATTGATATTCGTAAGAAAAAGTTTCAGCTAATCGGGTATTGGTAAAAGTCCTTAACAAAGAAGGATCATCTTTTGCTTTTAGAAATTCATCTGCCATTTCATACCAACTAAACCAACCAAGAGGACTATTTAAACCATTAAGCCAGAACCCCGCCGTCTTTCCTTTGTTTTCTGGTTTTGTTGCTCTCCATTCCCCTTTTCTTAACATCGTTGTTTTAGCAGTTTCATCAAAACGCCCTTTACACGATTCACATTCATATTCAACTTTGTCTAATTTTTTTGAATCAAATTTAAGTTGCTTGAACATCAAGACCTGATAAAAACCACAAATAGGACAACCGCAAAAAAACTTACGTTGGTCACTTTTCAAATATTCGTCCTCAATGCGCGAGGCCTCGGAAATCGTGGGAGTTGATGTAAGTAATATTTTTCTTCTAGTAAAGGTAGAAGCTCTTTTTTCTGCTAACGCGCATGGTTCACCCTCACCCTGAACATCCCCTACGTATGCATCGATCTCATCAAGGCCAATATATTTTGCTGGCATAGAACGCAAAGAACTTGCGCTGTTACTTCCGCCGATAGCAAGGAAACCGCCGGGGAAGATTTTTGCATACTGACTATTACCACTATCACGACTTCTAGCGGGTGGGATCTTTTCAGCTAAACGCGGGGTATCTTGCAACATTGGCTCTAACCTTTGCTTACTCAGTCGTTGCGCCATGGATAGGCTGGGCTGAATTAAAAGCATGGGGGCCGGTGCATAATCGATGCAGTACCCGACCCAGTTATTCATAGTTTCCGTTTTACCTAATTGCGCGGCGAACATTAAAACAACCCTTTGAGTGGGACTATCCGTTGATAATTCCCGCATTGGTTCAACAAGATAATTTGTACGGCTCGACCTGAATTTGCCAGGTTCACTAGAGCCGCGACTTGAAAGAACCCTATATTTATCTGACCATTGATCAACAGTTAAGACTTCTTGCGGCCTTAAACCATTTAAAAAGCCTTCTTCCCATGCGTTCATATCTTCGCAATCTCCTCTAATGCGTTCCTATGTTCTTCTGTTAACAACCGATGTATTACCTGACTATCAGTTTCCCCCGCACATTGAGGCGCTAAACGATCAGCAATATTCGACAAGCTTTCCCTAATAGCTCTACCAAGTTCAAAACTACTTTTCTTTATATCCGTAACAGGTATTAACTCTTTTTTCTGTTGTTGCACTTGTAGCTTCGCTAACGACGCATTCCAATGTTCTTTTCTAGCTCTACTAACATTAAAATCTGGTATTTCATCCGCTGGCATCTCATCTATTTGTTTCTTTAGTTCTTTCTTCGTCTCAGCAGGCACAGTAACCGGGGTTTGTGCAATATTGCTATTTCCATGCCAAAGCTCTAACGCCATATCCTTGTTAACCAGCTTTTGCCCGTTGTGGTTAACTATGCACGGCTGCATGTAGTCTTTCTTCATTTTCTTTGTAACCGCTGGCGCTGACACGCCTTTGAGCTTTGCTAAATCTTTAAAAGTTACCAGCATAAATTTCTAATTAACCAAACACACTATATATGGATTAACTCAGTTAACCAATTCTCAATAACTAACGCTAGAAAAATTCTGCGACCTTCGGATGACCA